TGCAATAGCGATTGTTCCTCCAACTACATTGTAGTCTGTTGCTGCTCCACCACCTGTTACTCTTTGTAATACTCCTGCATTAGCAAAGTTATTATCTGCTGCAAGTAAATCCCAAAGACCTGCTCCCATAGAAGTATAAGTACAGTCTGCTGCTGCAGGGATTCCTGCTCCTGATGCCATTCCTGCCCACATATTTCTAACCATATCGTTAGAGATACCTCCTCTTACTCTGTCAATAATAACCTGAGCTAACTCAGTACCTGATAAGTCAGGCATATTGATACCATTCTTATAAGATTCTACGATTACTTCTGATTTGAACTCATCCCAACATTGAGTTTGCTTTACCGAAACATTCTCAACTGTTATCGTTTTTTTTGTTACTTCAAATGTAGTACCTAAACAAGTATTTGCTGAACAACCTGCATTAAGAGCTGTAATACTCTTTAAAGATGGTGCCATTAAAATATTTTGCTTGAACTTTACATTTGGATAGATAGTATAATTTCTCATTATATCATCTGAATGGAACATTGGTTCCAATAAGATTTTTGAAGCATAAGTACCATTGTACGATGCTCCTAAGCCATTTTGTGCTATATCTGCTGCTGCCATAATTTTTTATTTTTTATTTTTATTTTAAATTCATTTTAGATACAATTCCATTCCAGAATTTAGCATCATTACTCTCTACTTTCTTTTCTACTACTACTGCAGGGTCGTTGTCTGTAGAGATTTCAGTTCCCTTTGCATTTGCTTTACTTAATAAAGCATTAAGTCTTTCTACTTCCTCAGTAAGAGTTTCTTTTTCCCCTTCTAATTCAGCAATAGACCCATTAAGCTCAACAGCCTTAGTTTCAAAATCTGAAAATTTGTTTAAAATCTCAGCTTCATCTGCTATAGTTATCTCGCTTACCTCTGTTGATTCAACAGTTTCGTTTTCAGATGATTCGCTTTTTACTCTTGCGATAATATCCTCAACTTTTCCATTAAACCAAGCTTTTAACTCATCAGTCATTTTTTTGTTCTTTAAATTAACACTTAGTTTATTAGATATTTCTTCATTTGTAATATTTTTAAACTTAGAAACATCATATTTAGCTGCTACCTTAATAGCATCTGAGATAGAATCAATAAATCCTAGTTCTAATGCTTCCTGAGCATTTAACCAAGTTTCTTCATCCATCATTTCTTTTACCTTATCATAAGGTAATTTTGTTTTTTTAACATATATATCAGCAATCTCTCCACTAATTTTATCTAAAAGATTTGCTGTTTTTTTCATTTCTTTAGCCTCTCCCATTGCTCCACCCCAAGCGTTGTGAATCATAAAAAGAGAGTTTTCTGCCATAACTACATTATCTGCAGCTAAAGCAATGACACTACCCATACTAGCAGCAATACCCTCTACATAAACAGTAGTGGTAGCAGTTCTTTTCTTTAGAATGTTGTAAATAGCCATTCCATCAAATACATCACCACCTACGCAGTTTATATGTAAGTTTATTGGAGAATTTTTGTGAGATTTTATTTCCTCTAAAAAGGATTGTGCATTTATCCCATAAGCACCTATTTCATCAAAGATATAAACATCAACAATTCCTGATGTTTTGCCTTGAATATTATACCATTGTCTATCCATAAACGCAAAAATAGATTTTACATATAAGAATTTTACGCAGTTTTAGGAAAAAACTTTAGTATGTTATATTAAAGGAAGCTCTTTCTTTATTTCTCTCCTTATAAACTATACTTTGAGCCTGTCTTTCAGAAATATCATATTTTATAGATAAGTCCATAAATGTATGAGTCCTGTTGCCTTCATTAAACCTTAGCATAGTGTCAAAATCATATATTATCATATAATTTCTAAGCCTTTTAGGGTCTACTATACCTCTTTCAGTTAAATGTCTTAGAATATCCACAACAGTTGGTTCGTGCCATCTTTTAAGGATTTCATTTTCTGCTACCTTGATATATTCATAAACTATATCGGCTTTATTTTGCCTAGACATTTTTTTTCTTCTTTTTTTTCTTAATAGAAGTTATTTCTTTTTTTGCCTTTAAACTTTCTTCTTCTTTTATTCTTTCAGTAGAAATAAAGTCAGCAACATTATGAAAGAACTTACATACTGCTTGCCTGCAACCTGTACAAGATTTTTGCTGAGGAGCATTAGGAAAGCTTTCGTGCCACAACATAAAGAATAAATCTAGGGCTTTATTGTGGTAAGTGTTCCCCATCATAGATAGTTTGTTTGCTTTAGCAAAATTCACTACAGCATCTTTTCTTTCTTCACTATAGTTTTTTACAACCGATTGGTAATCCATATTTATAAAATTTAATTATTACTCTTTCCATTTGCCTAAAGGACATTCTCCAAAATACTCTTTAGTAAGAGATGCTTTAGCATCTAAGAAGCAACTGCACTTTCCACATCTTGCTCCTTTTGTCCATTTAGGATATTTCAACATTGCGAAATTTCTGTAAAAATCGCATTTTTTACAAGTATCTAACCTATCTTTCTTTACTTTTTTACTAACAATCATTTGTTTATTTTTTTAAATTGTTGCATTTGCCTCTAAAACGCCTACTGTTCTTTGGCTGCTAGTTATATCTGATTCTACTACATAAACCTTCTGCATACCTGCTCCTGTCTGTATACCTGATGAGAATTGTTGATTAGCAAACTGAGGGCTATTAAGCAAACCTCCATCTGCAAATTTAACACCTCCACCTGCTTCATTCATAGCCGAAAGCTGTCCTCTAAACATTGCTGTACTTCTTTTGTTTATAACAGCTTCTCCACCTTCTAATTCATTTACTCTACCACCTACTGCAAACTTAACACCTCCCTGTGCGTGGCTAGGGCCGTGTACCATTCCTCCATCAGCAAACTTCTTTCCATCAGAAACAATCCCTCCTTTTTCATACATACCCATAACCTTAGCTACAAGAGCTGTCATAGCAATCATACGAAAGAAAGCTGAATAAGGGTCGCCCTTACCTTGATTTAAAATCGCACCTATTGCTTTTGGTATTAGCCCAAGAGTATCTGCTATTGTTCCTGCTATTGTAGACCCTGTAGCTACATTTTCTGATGCAGCCTTTTTTAAATTTGATAGAGTTTCTAGGTTTGTGTTTAGAGATGCTATAGTAGATAGAGTATTAGCAACCATAGATATTTTATTACCTGCCTCTTTTACAAAGTTTAGCTTCTCATTATCTCCTGCCAATGAAGTTAAAGCACTACCTACTCCACCATAAGCAGAAATCTGCTGCTCCATTAGTTGTTTTTGCTGCTCATTAACAGAAATATTATTAGCTAGAATACCATTATTAATATCAATCAATTCTAAAGCACCTGTTTCGTATAAACCCTTTCTTGCGTTGAGGTATGCTAATTCTAATTGTAACATACGATTATCAAATTCTAACTTGCTCATCATAGTTGTTGATTGCTCTAGCTGAAGGGCAGTAACTTTTGAATCAAAATCTTGTTTAGCTAACCTTTCTTTTTCTGCTATATTTTTGTTATTCAAATCAAGCTCAAGCGTTAGTAATTGTTTTTGTATCGCTATACCTTCCTTTCCTAATTTCTCCTCATCTGTTAGAAGTTTAAATTCATCCTCAAGCAATTCTCTATTTATCTTATTTACTTTTCTTTGGTATTCAATCTTACTATCTACTTTGTCTATGTAAAGTTCTTTTGCTATATTTAGTTCATCATTAGCCTCATCCCTCCTGTCTTGCAATTCTTCATCTCTAAATTGTTTATTCTGCTTTCTAACTAAATCATTCATCTTAATATTAGCTGCAGTTATGCCTTCTTTTTTATTATTTTCTTGGTTTAAATAATCTTGAACTCCATCAATATTTGCTTGTAGCAATGCTTTTTGATATTCTTTTTCAGTTAAAACTAATTCTGATAACGCTTCCTTTCTTATTGCTATCTTTTCATTCATCTCAAATTGAGCTGATTTCTTCTCTTTCTTTCCTTCTTCCGTTGCAGGGTCTAAATCAGCCAAAGCATCTTCTAATTTAAAATCTCCTATATTAAGTTTGCCTGCAGCTTCTTCTATTGATTTTGTTAATAATGTAGTTTGCTTATCTATATAATTCTCTCCACTCGCATCAATTAAAGTCCCTAGAGTAAGACTATACTTATCCATTATTCCCATTATAATTTTTTCTGCCTTTACAGCAGGAGTATCTCCTCCAAAGAACCCAACAATTTCATTCATCCACATCCCAAAACCACCCTGAACCTCTCTTAGTCTTTTAATAAGTCCAATAATAGCTTCATCTGACTTTCCACCACCCATAGCAGTATTAAGCTCACTCATAGCCTGTTCTGCGTTTACGCTAGTCTTTATTATCTGTGTTTCTTGCTCTAAAAATATTTTAGCCAATGCGTTTTCTCCTATTTTTTTAGTAAGCTTATTCATTGAAACTATAACATCTTCAGTTTTAGTTTTAACAGATATTAACTCCTGCCCTTCTAATTTTAACTCTTTATTTAGATTTTGGATTGCTCTAGTTTCTACATTTTTAGCTTGCTTTAGTTTATATGCATTTTCTGCACTTTTAACCATCAGCTTACCCTCAGAGTTTAATAATTTATTTTGTTCCTTTCTTGATTCAATTAATTTTCTTTCCCACTCATCTAAGGTTTTTACTTTACTCTCTAGGGTTGCAGTTGCTTTAGAAACACCATCTGTAAATTCAATAGCATCTTGAGCTGATTCGTTAAAACTAGTCATATAATAAACCAAGTCAATAACTGCTAATACTAGCAACCCTATCCCTGTCTTAGCCATAGCCTTTCCAAACGATTTCATTGCAACAGTAGCCTTGCCTGTAACTAAAGTAACTGCCTCCATTCCAAATGCTTGAAGATACAAAAGAGCAGTCATAGCTTTTGTAGCAACACCTGCAGCAATTATGCCT